CGGCCCCGGGGCGGGTGGCGCGCCTGAACCAGGCAGCGCCGCCCGCCTCGCGAGTTTCCGGCGCGCGCACAACCCCGAACGGGGCGCGCGCGCCGCGTCACGCCCGGCCCCGCGCGGCCAACCGGGCGACGGCGCACTCCCCCGCACACACGCCATGAAAGGGATCCCGCATGTCGGGCACCATCGAACAGGCCTTCGTGAAGCAGTTCGAGGCCGAGGTCGCCGAGGCCTACCAGCGCCAGGGCAGCAAGCTGCGCCCCACCATCCGTTCCAAGACCGGGGTGAAGGGCGCGTCCACCATCTTCCCGCGCGTCGGCAGGGGCACCGCGGCGGCGAAGGCGCGCAACGGCGTCGTGCCGGTGATGAACCTCGAATACTCGAACGCCGAATGCTTCCTGCAGGACTACTACGCCGGCGAGTGGATCGACCGCCTCGACGAGATCAAGACCAGCATCGACGAGCGCACCGTCATCGCCAATGCCGGCGCCTATGCGCTCGGCCGCAAGACGGACGAGCTGATCATCGCTGCCCTCGACACCGCGACGCAGGCCGCCAGCGGCACCGGCACGGGCCTGACCGACACCGACGGCCTGACCAGGCAGAAGGTGCTGATGGCCTTCGAGATGCTGGGCGCGGCCGATGTGCCCGATGACGGCAACCGCTTCGCCATCGTCGGCTGGAAGCAGTGGTCCGAGCTGCTGCAGATCGACGAGTTCGCGAAGTCCGACTACATCGGCGACGATGCGCTGCCGTGGAAGGGCACGCAGGCGAAGCGCTGGCTCGGCGCGCTGTGGATGCCGCATTCCGGCCTGACCAAGGCCGGCACGCTGCGCTTTTGCTACTTCTACCACCGCACCGCGGTGGGCCATGCGGTGGCGAGCGAGGTGACGACCGACATCACCTGGCACGGCGACCGCGCCGCGCATTTCGTGAACAACATGATGTCCCAGGGCGCGGTGATGATCGACCCGACGGGCGTCGTGCGGATGCGCGCCAGGGAATGATGGAGCGGCCGGGGGAGGGGAACCTCCCCCGGCACCCCCTCCCTTCTTTGGATCCCCGCCCTTGGACGAGGGTGGTCCGGGGGGAGAAGCTCCCTTCTCCCCCGCTGCCTTTTCCGCGACAATCAGGAGTTCCCAACGATGGCGCTCTCCGCCCTCGCGCTCTGCTCGCGCGCGCTGCTCAAGATCGGCGCGCAGCCGGTCGCCTCGCTCGACGAGGGCACGGCCGAGGCCGAAGTCGCGGCCAATCTCTATCCCGGCACCCGCGACGCGCTGCTCTCGGCCCATCCCTGGTCCTTCGCCACCGCGCAGGCCGCGCTGCCGCGCCTGGCCGCGGTGCCGCGCGCGGATTTCGCGCATGCCTTCCAGCTGCCCGCGGGCTTCCTGCGCGCGCTGTCCGCGGGCACGGCGGGCCGTGCGCGCGGCATCGTCTACCGCATCCAGGAGGACCGCCTGTTCGCCGAGGTGGACTCCGTCGCGCTGACCTACGTGTTCCGCCCCGACGAGAGCGCGTTTCCGCCCTTCTTCGCTTCCGCCCTCGTCGCGCGGCTGGCGGCCGAGTTCTGCATCCCGCTGACCGAGAACTCGTCGCGCGCGGAGATGCTGTTCCGCCTGGCCGAGGCAGAGCTGCGCGTCGCGCGGCAGTCCGACAGCCAGCAGGCGAGCGCGCGCGTGCTCGAGGGCTTCCCGCTGATCAGCGTGCGGGGCTGAGCCATGCCGAGCATCAAGCGCGCCAAGACCAGCTTCGCGGCGGGCGAGCTCGCGCCGGAACTGCTCGGCCGCGCCGATCTGCGCGCCTTCGACAACGGCGCGCGTCGTCTGCGAAACGTGTTCATCCAGCCGACCGGCGGGCTGACCCGGCGCCCCGGCCTGCGCCATGTGATGCCGCTGCCCGGCCCGGCGCGGCTGATCCCCTTCGAGTTCAACACCGAGCAGACCTACCTGATGGTGCTGAGCGCCGGCGCCTTGCAGGTGTTGCAGGGCGATGCGGTGATCGCGACGCTGCCTGGCCCCTGGAGCGCGGCGATGCTGCCGCAGATCGGCTTCACCCAGAACGCCGACACGCTGCTGCTGGTGCATCCCGACACGCGCCCGCAGCGCGTCACGCGCACGCCGGCGGGCTGGACCGTCACGCCCTGGGGCTTCCAGCGCGAGCCCTTCTTCCGCTTCGCCGATCCCGGCGTGCGCCTGTGGAGCAGCGGGGTGTCCGGCAACGTCCTCGTCACGGCGGACGCGGCGGTGTTCCTCGCCGGCCATGCGGGGGCGCGGCTGCGCATCGGCGGCAGGCGGCTGGTCATCGGCAGCGTCATCAGCGCCACGCAGGCCGCGGCGACGGTCGAGGAGACGCTCGCCGGCACGGCCCCCACCACCGACTGGGACGAATCCGCCCTCAGCGCGGCGCGCGGCTGGCCGGTCACCTGCTGCTTCCATCAGGACCGGCTGGTGATCGGCGGTTCGCGCGACCTTCCCAACCGGCTGTGGCTGTCGCGCACCGGCGACCTGTTCGACTTCGACATGGGCAGCGGCCTCGACGACGAGGCGATCGAGTTCGGCCTCGTCTCCGACCAGGTGAACGCGATCCGCGGGCTGTTCTCCGGGCGGCACCTGCAGGTCTTCACCTCGGGCGCGGAGTGGATGGTCAGCGGCGATCCGCTGACGCCGGCGAGCATCCAGCTCAACCGGCAGACCCGCGTCGGCTCGCCGGTGGACCGGCTGATCCCACCGGTGGACGTGGACGGTGCCACCGTCTTCGTCGCGCGCAGCGGGCAGGGCGTGCACGAATTCGCCTATACCGACGTGGCGCAGGCCTACCAGGCGAACGACCTCGCCATCCTCGCGCGGCACCTGGTGAACGTGCCGCTCTCCATGGCCTATGACCAGCAGCAGCGGCTGCTCCATCTGGTCATGGCCGATGGCAGCATCGGCACGCTCACGCTCTACCGGGCCGAGCAGGTCACGGCCTGGACGCGGCAGGAGACGCAGGGCGCCTTCCGCGCGGTGGCCGAGAGCGAGGGCACGGTCTGGACCCTCACCGAGCGCGACGGCGCCTTCGCGCTCGAGCGCTTCGAGCCGGGCCTCGCGCTCGACGCCGCGCTGACCGGCAGCGCGGCGGCGGCGCAGGATGTCTGGAGCGGCCTCGCGCATCTCGAGGGGCGCGAGGTCGGCATCCTCGCCGATGCCGCGCCGCGTGCCGCGGAGACGGTGCTGGACGGACGCGTCGTGCTCGACCCGCCGGCGGCGTCGGTGGAGATCGGCCTCGCCTTCCGCCACGAGGTCGAGCCGCTGCCGCCTGACCTCGTCTCCGCCACCGCCGCAGCGACGGGGCCGCTGCGTCTGGTCGCGGTGACCTTCCGCCTGCTGGGGACGGCCGCGCTGTCGGTGGATCTCGGCCGCGGCGCCGAGCCGGTGGCGTTCCGCAGGCTGGACACGCCGCTGCTCGATGCGCCGCCGCCGCGCTTCACCGGAGACGTCACGCTGCGCGGCCTCGGCTGGCGGCGCGACCGGCTGCGGCCGCTGTGGCGCATCGAGGGCGAGACCCCGCTGCCCTTCACGCTGCTTTCCGTCACCACCGAGATCAGGATGACCGACTGATGGCCCAGCTCGCCTCCATCGCCTCGCTCGCCGGCGCGGGCCTCGCCGTCTACGGCCAGGTCCGGCAGGGCCAGCAGCAGAAGGCGCAGTCCCGCGCCCAGCAGGAGAACCTGCGCCAGCAGCAGGCCGCGCAGCAGGAGCAGGCCAACGCGCAGGCCGCGGCGAACGAGCGCGAGCGCCAGCAGCGCCTCGCGCGCACCATCGCCGCGGCGCGCGCGCGGCTTGCGTCCGGCGGCGTGGCACCCGACGAGGGCTCGGCCGCCGCGCTGACCGCGGGCCTGCGCCGGGACGCGGCGCAGGATGCTCTCGAGGATGCCGCGGTCACGAGCGCGCGGCTCGCCGCCGGCCGCCGCTCGCTGCTCGCGCCCGATGGCAGCCTCAACAGCTTCCTGCGCGCCGGGCAGAGCCTCGGCGGCGTCGTGCGCAACCTGCTCGACTGACCCGCGGCCGCGCCGCCACCCCACACGAACCCGAGGACCACCCATGGCCGAACACATCACGATCGGCGACATCGCGCCGCGCGTGCAGTATGTCGCGGACGGCGTCCTGACCGCCTTCACCTTCCCCTTCCCGATCTTCGAGGAAGGCGACCTCGAGATCCGTCTCGACGGCGCGGCGCTGGTCGGCGGCGCGACGGTCTCGGGTGCCGGCGCCTCCGACGGCGGGAGCGTGACCTTCGCCGAACCGCCCGCCTCCGGCACGCGCGTGACGCTGCGCCGGCGTCTCAAGATCGCGCGCGCCACCGACTTCCAGGACAATGGCGTGCTGCGCGCGCGCACGCTGAACGACGAGCTGGATTACCAGGTCGCCGCCATCCAGCAGGTGGCCGACGAGGTGTCGGGCGCGGTGCGGCTCGACCCGTCGGACACCGGCGGGCTCGTGCTGCCGCTGCGCAGGGCGCGGGCCAACCGCGTGCTGGGCTTCGATTCCACCGGCGACCTCACGGTGTTCGACCGCGGCACCGCGACGCTCGGCGTGCCCTTTCACGGCAGCGTGCCGCGCTCCGTCGAGGACAAGCTCGCCGAGCGGCTGACCGCGCGCGACTTCGGCGCGACCGGGGATGGCGTGACGGATGACGGGCCGGCGCTGGCCGCCGCCATGGCCGCCGCCGCCGCTTCCGGCCGCGTGCTGGTGATCGGGGAGGGCACCTTCCGCACCACCCAGCCGCTGACGCTGGGCGGCGGTGCGGCGGGGCTCGTCATGCACGGCGCGATACTCTACGCCGGGCCTGCCGGCGGCACGGCGCTGACGATCGGCGACGGCGCGGCGGTGCGCAACGCGACCAAGCTCTATGAAGGGCTGCGCGTGCTGCGCGCCACGCTGTCGAGCTGGGAGAACGAGGCGGACATCGGCCTCGTGCTGCGCAACCTCGATGCCTCGCTGGTCGAGATCCGCCAGGTCGAGGGCTTCACCATCGGCGTTCGC